GAATCTAACTAAAGATTCAAGAAATTACTGTGGCTTGAAAATTTGTTTCTAATAATGAAACAAAGAATGGTCTATCGGTATCAAAGCTAGGGCCAGTAATCTCTCCAGTTCTTACATAAATACCACTATCAGGCTTCCCTGTATTATTTATAGTCTCTAATGATGTAAAGGCTGTATCAATAAGAGTTTGACTTCTAGCTGGCCCTTTATCTTTTTCGGCAAAAGTTCTGACAGTAATAATCCCTCGAACATTATCTAATGAAGAAGTTAGTCCAACCTCTGTTGTAACTCCAAATTGAATATTTACATAAACAAATTCACTATCAGCATCAGAAGTTACATCACCAAAGTTATCAAAAAATACTGGTACGGCAGGAGATAAAGCTGCATAAGCTGTTTTGATTGGTGTTTCAAATTTTGCTCGGATTCCTTGATAATTCATTTTATTCTTCTGTATATTTTGTCATATCCTACATTCACATCTTTATTCATCGCCCCACCATTTGAGTATGTTTTAAACCAATCTAAAGGTGCAGTTGCACGGCCTATGAACGCTCCTGTTTGTCTACCTACATCTGCATCTGTATTGCTTACAATCTCATCTAAACCTCGATAACCTTGTCTAAGACCTTGTTGAATACCTTTAGATGTTACTTTTGGAGGTACTTTAAAAGGAGTAAATGGTGCAACATCTATTGCTTGATTGGCATAAGGAGCAACATTATGTACTACAAATACAGATTCGTTTAATGACCTTAATATTTTTGCCTTTTGCCTAGACTTCAATATTTTTATTTTTAGAGGCACTGCCTCTCCTCTTGCCTTTCGTCCTTTTGCATTGAAAGTTCTAACAGGTGTATCTATCTCCCAGGAGTTGTTAAATCTACCTGTCCAAGAAGGA